TCTATCCTGAGCTTCTAAAACCATAGGCTTACCATGCGGCTGAGCGTAGTTATGCTGATTCAAAAAGAATATCTCATTCGATCCTTTTGGACCACGTTCTGCGATTGTCTTTGTCGCTGCACCAGGCATGATAATATCATCATCATAATCCATATTGCCAAAACTTGCAAAGTAGCCTGTGACAGTCATCCTATCGGAATCCATGTCTTTTATCTCGGCTTTGTAATTCTTGTATTCTAATAATCCTTTCATGATTAAAAAATTTTATGTAAATATACTATTCATTATCAATTTCTTTTAATTTTCTTATTGCCCATTCTACTCCTGCCGTTCCGCCCCATGCATCCCACATTAAACCACCGCAACCCTCTGTATAAGGTACATCGGCATGTTGCTGATGCCTTTTAAATGATGCCATTCTAGCAATCGTATCCCTTGACAAAGGTTCTCTATTAGCTAACTGTCTGGCTCTAGCTTTGCCGACAGGCGTTCCACATTCGCCCCAACCGTTTGCTTCAACCCATTTCAAGGCACGTTTAGCATTATTTACCGCAGCTTCTGGATAATCATTATAGGTTTTAGCTTTTCTTAGATAATCAGGCGTTCTAGGTTTTAGTATCGGCAATCCATCAGCATCCTTTATAGCTTCGGTTGCCATAACACAACGGCAATTAACAACCTCAGCCGCAGGTATTTTATTTAAAGCAGTACCAACATCACCAGGATACATCATTTCAGTAATTACATTAGTTTTCGGATTTCTAAGCGTAAAAAACTGATTTAATCCTATTCGATCCTGAGTCATTGCTAGGTGCGAAAGCCTTGTGCGCTTATCCTTTGTGTTAATCCAAAACTTTTGCACCTCATAATCAGAACTCCTAGCTCCTACATTTATTCCATGATTTGCAGCAGTTGTTGATTCTGTTCGTGCAATTACTAAAGACCTTGCCCTGTTAAATGCAGGATCATTTAGTGTTTCCTCAAATAGTTTAGCTTGTTCTCTACGGCTTAAATTTTGTCCTAAAATATTAGCTAATAAGTTGTTTATAATATCCTTAGTTGTATTATCTATTCCCTGAACTTTAGTACCTCCTATTAACCTAAAGTAGTTTACCATTTCTTCGTACCATTCAGCATTAAAGAAATCAATTATAAAATCCTTTTTAGTTTTAGGTACTGAATTACGAATCCAATCGTATGAGAATGTAGCTGCCGAAACGCCGACCTTAGTATATATCTTTTCTAATCCAGAATACAAAGGCTTTTGCTGAACTAAGAACTGAATGTATAACTCGATGTTATCAAAGTTATCTTCATTGACAAAGTCAGCTACTGCACCTGTCTGGTCATCTAAAGCCTTTTTGATAATAGGGTACGCATAAGCCTCATATTCTTTATGTAGCTTTAAATAGGTTTTATGGTATTTAACACTACTTGCCATTTATGGTTGCATTGTTATAAGCCGCATCTAAAGATAATTCCTCAATAGGCACTAAGTTAGCCGGAACGTATATTTTGCCCATATCTACTGAACTTATCTTATCGTACCCCTGAGCAATACGTTTTTCGTCTGGAGTAATCCAATATGATTGATTTAGCCATGCAGTAAGGCGTTCCATATCTTCCTGCATCTCTGGATAAGAACTAAAATCAAAATCAAAGTAATATTGCTTACCGTATGCTTTAGCATAAGGCTCACAGACAAACTTATTGATTGCATCCCTGATCTTGCGAGATAGTGGAGCGGTTGCGTTATAGATTAACTGCTTAGAAGCCCAACCCATGTTATTATCCGTAGATGCTGCTTCACTACCTGAAAACTGAATAGGCACGTGAAACGCTGCATATATCTTTCTGGTATCAATGTTAAGCGATTCTATTAGTTGTAGATCGGTAGACGGCATTCCTATTTGAGTCCATTTTAAAGGACCAGAGCTTGGGAATATACGATCCATTAAAGTTTCGCCACGCTTAGCCTCAACAAATTTTTCTTTTAGCACATTCATCTGATCTTTAGTCAGCGATGCACCCGGTCCATCTGGTGAGATAAAACCATAAGCACCACCATTCCTGATTTGCTTTAGTAATTCGTTATCGCCCTCATTTTCTTTTAGCACGTTCCTGTAAATAGCTTTAATAGGTGACTGCCCGTATAATTGAGCTCCTGTAAGCGTAAAGTCAGGATTAAAGGATTTAAAATGCACAACTTGGTGAGCCGGTATAGGAACTTCGGTCATGTAAACCGACCGCATTTGATAGCCTTTGATAGGCTCAAACATACCTCCAGAGATAATCTCTATAAACTGACTAGGTAAAGAGTATAACTGTGACCAGATTTGTTTCTGAGTCATGTCAGGATCCTTGCCATTTCCAAAGATATATCCATCGCCAGTACACAAGAAAAACCCTGCAAGATCAGTCATCCATTCCTCATAGGTTTGTTGCGGATTGGGCTTTGCTAATAAGTCCAGAATTGGATTATTCTCGACTTGATTAAACATCTGCGCTTTAAGTTGCAAAGTCCGCATCTTAGCAGTAGCACCCTCAGCCATTGACATATTTTGGAACACCTTTAGATCCTTTTTAGTTACGCCCTCTTTTACTTCGTATAGGCAATAAGCGCACTCAGCTATTTTCTTTGATATAATATCAATGCAGGTATAGATGTCGGCATTTTTCTTAAAGCCCTCGTCAACAAATTTTACTTTGTCCTCAAAGTCAACGATGACCTGATTATTGCCAATCCAACCAAAAACATTCTGGTTATATAGGTTAGCAGTTATTTGTTGTTGAAGTCCAGGCATTAACGCCTCTAACTGAGTTGTAGCTGCCTTTTCTATATCAGCTTTGAATATTTTAGAAAATACGCCCATTTTAGTTCCAATCAAATGAATATTCTTGTTTAATCTTAGATGCTAACTTATTTAAAGCCACGTAACGCAACGGATCTATTAAGTGGTTAAAAGCATCAATAGGCTCGTTAAGCATCCTGCCTGTCTTATCTTTTTTCCAAATGTAACTAAATAATTCCTTTTTAAAGTTATGGCTATTTGCGGTAATATTTATTTTATATCTTTTAAGGATGTCAATGCCTTGCTTGATCGAGTCTGGTCCTTTCATTGCGCCGTGAATGTTAAATCCCTCTGCATAAATTTCTTGAATAGATTTAGGCTCGGCTGAGTCTGCAATGATTTCCTGATCCTCTGTTACGCCAAAATCTCTGAGCTTCCTGCAAATATCCATGTTAGTTAGTCTGGTTTCATAGCACATCTCATTTACCCATAATTCGCCACCTGATTTGTAAACCTCTATAATCCCGGTCGGATCGTTAGTAAAACCAAAGTCAATCGCAAATGCAATCAGCTCAGCATCTTCCGGTATCCGTTCACAGATTGCCCAGTTACGGAATATAACTCCCTCAATTTTACCTGTCATGCCTCTGGCATATACTCGCCAGAGTTCTAAGTCTAAGTCTTTTATTGCCTCTATTCTTTCATGGTCTTGATCTGATAGGAATGGATTATGCCTATGGTCTGATATGATTAGCTTTGTATCTGGCTGACCGATTAGCTTAGTATGTGCCCAAAACTCATTAGTCGGATTATAGTCAATGTATATCTGATTCTTAGTCCTTATGGCTAACTGCCAGTAGATCTGGTAGCTTATACCATTAGCCTCATTAACAAAAAGATAGTCACGCTTACCATTCTTTGCTGATTGCTCATTTTCAAATGATACAAACTCAATAAGCGAACCATTCTTAAAGTAGATTATGCGCTCAGTCTTATTCCAGAACTTTAGTTGAGATTGTAAGTATTTGTTATCTGCAAAGATATTTTCAGCATCTCTGTAAGCACCTTTACGCAGGTTAGGCAATGATTCACCGGCTACTGTTATAACTGATCTTTGCTCTGTGACTGCTTTATAGAATAGCAGTTGCATGATTGAATAGGTCTTGCTTGAAGATGTGCCACCCTGATTTATTAAAACCTTTTCTTTGTAATTATAATTCTTATAAAAGACAGGTGAGCATTTAAACATCTTCTATGTCATTTTCATTGTTAGCTATTGGTGGCGCAGTATTGTAGATGACTGGAGCAGGAATGCTTAACATTAGATCACCATCAATGGCAACCTCTTGCTTTGGTTTGGACCATCTGTATTCCATAAACATTTTAAGAGCTGCCATATCGCCCTCCTCTAACTTATCATTGAGTAATTTCAACGCCAGGTTATCCATTGGGGACAGTCTTGCAATTAAAGCTATTTCGTCTGACTTTGGCGGTCTGCCTCCATTATTGCCTAAAGTACCACTATTGTTTTTTCTACCATCTGCCATTGTAAAATATTTAGTTTATTTCAGTTAACTAATTTTAAAAACAAAGGTATAAAATATATTTAAGTCATTTTAAATAGCTAAATATATGTGCAATTACATCTACTGTCCAACCATTGCCTAGCATCTTATATCTCTGGCTATCGCTTACATGGTTTGTGTAATTATCTTTTACTGTTTGTAAGCGTTCACATTCTAAAGGAGTTAGGCGGCGGATGGCGTTATTATATTTTATACCATGTGACTGACCTTTGCATAAAGTAAAATGTTTGCCATCTTCTTTTTCTGGAGCTCCCCATGATTCACTCCTGCCTAACATGATAGATTTAATTTCTACCGCATTAGTATTTCCAGTATCTAAGCAATAAGTTTTGCCATCTGCTCTACTTAAATGTCCTGTACCTCCTTTTGTAGGATCTCCTGAACGTGGCATCATGTTATGTACTATCAAATCCATATCTGAATGATTTCCGTGCCCATGACCTCCAACGCTCAATGAAGATGATTTGTCCTGATTATTTTTAACATTGCCTTGCCTATCTATTTTTATGTAATCTTGAGTTATAGGCATTTTACCCATTGAAGCCGTTAAACAAGCGCCTTTTTTTTCTCCATCTGTTGGTTTAAAATCAAATTTAAAATTTGAGTAACTTGATTTATTATTAAAATGATTTAACAATTTTTCACTCAAAAAATACTTATCATCAACATTGTTTTCTAAAACATCCTTTAACAAAATTCCTTTATCCTTTGGCTTCTTTATAATAGAAACTAAGTCACCAAACAATCCGCCCGGTTGCATACCAATATTAGTCCAGTAGATACGTTTTCTATTTTGGGCAGATACCAAAGCTGAGTTTATATGTA